GTCTGGCCGGAGGGCGCCGCCGAAGATTTCGAGGCCCCTCCCTCTTTTTCGACCACCACCACGCCGAAAATCACCATATTCTGCTCTGCATGCCGATGATATTCTCACCATTTGTTCCGTCGCCGCGGCTTCTGTTGCATCTTTTGTGAGATGCTTTTATGTTTCCGAGGTCAAGCTCGAGCGAAGGATCCTTTGCAACTGGAATAATGTGATCAGGTTCCCAAGCATCGTCGCATGATGACGGCTGAAGGAAGTAATTGATCGGCTGACCGCAGATGTGGCACACTGCCCGCACCTTCCTGTCTCTGTCCCAAGCTAAGCGCCGCACGTAAGGCCAGCGTCCTGACCTGCTCATCCCTGTTGACCTCCGTCCTGTTGCCCGGGTGCACCGTCGTCCCTCCGGATCCGCGACAGGGCGGGCATAATAAAAGCGAGATGCACAAGGTTGAGGCCAAGTGCTCTCGCGTTGTTGTTGGTATTGTTTTGTTCCAGGTTCACGCCCGCCCCCGCTCCGGAGCTGATGGGTATCCCCTCCCGGGTGGCATGGGGTGGGGTATGTAGTCCCGCCCGTAGGAAGACCCCGTCCCCCTGTTTTTTCCACTGGGTGCCGCCCAGCCCTCACCAAACGGCACCCGTGCGGGAAAGGAGGTATTATGAAGTAGGCAGTCTCACAGGAGGAAGACTATGAACCACAAGCAAAGCGGCAGGGCGGGAGCTGGGGAGGCGCGGGAGCATCGGCCCGCATTTGTTCCCACCTTGCCACACTATCATGTTATCATGGAAAAATTGCCCCGGTGTTGCAACTTAAATGAAATTAAGTTTTTCCGCCACGGTGTAGACGAACTTGCTTTTCCATCTGCCGTATGTCGTGCGGTCTGCATCGATGGGATATGGTTCGCGGTACATTACGCTGGCCCACACACCGGGCCGGTATTCTTCGGGCACCATGTCCCGCGCCGTCTCAATGGCGAGGATGACGCGCCCGATGTGCTCGAGCTTCACAGCTTTCTGGAATGTCGGGTCAGATGTGCCGCCCTTCCCGCGTGGCATTCCGTCAGAAGGGCCCGGGCTCTCTTCGGCTACTGCATCATACATATCCTTGAGCCGGTGATAGTCACGGATCTGCCAGAGGGTTTGAAGATAGACTTCACGTGGTAGCGTGTACTTCCCTCTCTTCCTCTGGTAGTCCCTCATCGTGGTCACTCCTTCTTGGTTTCCTGCAGTCTCTCTATCCATCGCTGTCTCTTCTCCCACATCAGGCTGAGGTCGGACTGAAGCCCGGCTACCTCTGCACATGTGAGCACGTCGCTGAATTCACCCTTGCATTTCTCCCATGCCTCCTCCATCGTGACCGGCGTCGGGTTCTGCCCGCGAAGTGCCCGCGCGTATTTCAGCAGAGCATGCGCAAGCTCCACGCATTCCTCGGCGAGCTGCTCGACCGCTGCCGGTCTGCCGATGATATCTCTGATCTGTTGGTTCGTCATGATACATTCACCTCTCTTTCCGGCGGAAGGTTCGTGGGCATCCCGCCTATCCATGTTATCCCGCGCACGTTACCGAGCCGCGCCGCGATACCCTGTTGGAGTTCTTGCCAGTTGATGCAGTCATCCTGCAGGAGCTCTGCCGCGTCGTTGAATGCCTCGATGAAGCGGGCCACGCGCACCGAGCCGAACCCGAAGGTGTCGTGGAGTATCGCAATGGTCAGCAGTGTGACCGTGGTCAGTACGTTCTTCTTGGTGCCGTCCACAAACTCCCTGGTCTGCCGTTCGGTTACGCCGATCGGAACGCCCAGCGCCCCGCGCCGCTTCAGCTCCTTCCTTAGTGCTTCGACATCGCCGTTGTTCTCATCGAGGAGCCGCATACAAAAGCTCATGCCCTCCATGCGCCATCGTTCTTCCTTAGTCATCGCAACCCCCTTATCAACCTGACCACAAACGTTACGATTGCGAATGCGACCATCGCGGGCCAGAGCAGAATGGACAGTATCGCAAGCGCAAGCGCGGCGCCTTCCTCGATATCATCCGCAAGAGCCGCAAAGGCTAAGGCAAACACGCATCCGATGGTAAAATAGATCACAAGGAAGATGAATGTTCTAATCATTCGGTATCACCTCTCATGTATGCGCCACAGTTCGGGCAGTAGTTATAATACTGCGCCTGTGATATCCAATCGTATGTCTTAAAGCATCCCGTACACTTAACATGATCATCATTCCCATCATAAGCCTTTGTCCACTGTCCCGTCTTCCGCTCTGCCTGTGCGGATGGCATCCCCTCCAAAAAGTCGATAGCATAGTTCACATCAATCCCGCCATCCGGCGTAAGCTCGCAGCAACTAAACTCTGCAATCGCCGCCTGTCTGTAAATTAAATCATCTTGCATATCATTATCCCCACTCCTATGCCCATAGCAAACATCCATAACGTCCACCAATCACGGTCATCCATCCTGTTCACCTCCGTATTTTTCCGGCAGTGGCATCCATGCAAGCACCTTATTGCCCGGATGCCCACTCCAGAAACCGCCATTCGCTCTGATATTGTAGTAGCGAGTTCCAACCGGCTCTACCCAGCGACCAACGTTTGTCACAATATACAAGCCACTTTCTTCTGGCAACCTCTCACTGCACGGTATCCAGTGCTGTTCTGGCTGTGCGGATGGCAAATCTTGCATGATATGCAACGCATTAGTAAGACCAACATTTTTCCACACCGCGCACTTATCCGTGCCACCTTCCGTATCGGCGTATGCCTTCTGTATAGCGGTGATCGCCGCCTGCCGGCTGATGCAATCTGAGTTGTTCGGAATTTCCGAACAGTTCGGTTCAGCGGGTGGCAGTGACTTTATATCCCCGATAACCTGTCTGATATGCCATGCTTCAGCATCCGTCATACTATGTTCGCTCCAATCGTAAAGCGCATCAATCGCCGCCTGTCTGCTGATACAATCGCACGCGTGCGTTCCCGTGCGTTCTTCCGTGTGTTTCTCTGGCTTCATTTTGCCCTCCTGTTCCACGCTTCGGCAAATTCGTTCAGCACTCGTTCATATGGTTCGTGCGGCTTCGGCGGTTTCACCCGGTAGAATCCGGCCAACATATGGCACTTGATGCAGTGGATGCCGCTCGGGAGAAACTCCGCGTCATACATAAAGTCGACCTTGCCGCCGCAGAACGGGCATGGTTTCAGCTCTATCACTTTCACTTCTTAGCCCTCCACAAATCCACCGCGTTCTTCAGTGTCAGCACGAACCAGTACATGGTTATCGCGGGCCAGACCGGGCCGTTGCCTGCTGCAAGGTTGGCCGCCACATATCCGGCGATGACCATCAGTATCACAACCAGAAATGCACTCACTATCTATCCCCTCCCATGATTGCCCCCACTATTCCGACCAGCGTGATCACGATCAGAACCTTGATAATAAGTTCCGTATTCAAATTTGCCCTCCCTTCTGAGCTTTGCCGCCTGCGGGCCGCGCACGTAATGGGTACCCGCCAGTGACGGAACCGCCATCGCCGCGTCAGGTCTCCATCCGCGCTGTAACCTGCTCTGAATGTTCGACTTGGTCAGTCCGCTTTCCTTCGCCATCTCGGCGACCGTCAGCATCCGTCCGCCGCCCACGTCATACCGCGCAATCGGCTTGCTGTTCGTATTCTTCAACCCGTACTTCTCCATCCAGTGCAGGATGGTGGTATGATGCATCCCTGATGCCTTGGCGATATCGTGATTGCTCATGCCCTTCCTGATGCACTCTTCCAGTACCGCCTTGTCCCAGTAGTCAATCTTGCCGCGGAAGTACGCGTACGCCGGTCTGGTCGGTACACCATGCTTCTTCATGTGGTCTCTGACCGTCGCAGGGCTGACATACAGCTTGTCCGCCATTTCCTCAAGGGTGAGGCGTTCGTCCCAGTACATCCTCCGGAGCACCTCCGGGTCTCTGTAGTCCTCTACTTTTTCCATCTTCCTGCCCTCTTTTCTGCTTCCAGTATTCGCCTGAATTGATCCGCCCGGGCAGCCGCGTCCTTCCGTTCCGCCTCCTTCCACGCGTCATACTCGGCCCGGGCCCTGATGTAGTCTTCACATTTGCTGTGGCAACCAGGGTAACGCTTGGTGCATCCCCGGCAGTTGGTTTTTGGTGCTAACATGTGTATTCCTCCAGTGCCGTCCTGGCCTCTTCCCACCCGTGAGCTACAATGCACTTGTAACCAAGGTCGGTCAGCGCCTTGATCCACTTCCTCTGCTCCATGCTCAGCCTTCCGCGCCCCGCCTTCATCTCGATGAACAGCCCGTGATAGCCATGCATCGGCACGGGATAGAACAGATCCGGAACGCCAGCCTTGACGCCCAGCTGACGGTTGCGGATGATCCAGCCCTGACCGCCGACGCTTTCGTTCGGGATATGAAACAGGTACTGGAACTTAGGATCGGTCCTGCACCATTGGATAAGTTGTCGTTGCTCCTGTGACTCGGTCATCTTGTCTTATCTCCATCGCGCCATTCAGATTAGTTGATCCGGGCTTACCACACGGGGGAGAGTTAAACTCCCCCTGTGTTGTAACCCGTGTCAACTGATGGTTGTTTTTTCTCCCGGGTTACCAGTTACTTTCCTATTAAGGGTTTTGTCACCCGGAACTCGGGATCCACAAGCTCGAATTCCCCCAGGGCTTCCTTGTGTATTTCCTCCCCAGGTACACGATCTCATCCTCTGATCGTTTGTGAACCACCTTATCGTCGCCGACCGTAGCCACCTCATAATCCGTTCCGGAAGAGAACTTCTTCTTTGCGTTGCTCTCGGATATGCCGACCGCGCCAAGCGATACCGCCGTGTCGGCGCTGATGGCGATCAGGTCGTCGACCGTGGAGTACCAGTCCGACCGTTCGGTCTGTTCCTTGCCCGTTCCGCGTCCGGTCGTTCCTGAGTCGTTGAAATTCGCGATGCCAAGGAAGTTCTCCGTATCGACGCGGTGTATCGGATGATCGAACCAGACACGGCGTGGACACGGCGGCGCAAATTCCCGCAGCGTTCCGCATATCTCCCAGCCGGTCAGCGTGTCGCACGCGTCCGGGTGAAGCTCTCTGTACTTGTCGGTCAGGCCGTCGACCTTCAGCTCCCGCATGTCGAGGATCGCGTCGGGATCCCGTGCGAATACGCCGGAACCGGAAGAGCGATCAGCTGCATTCGCGTACTTGCCGGTTGCGCCTTTGGAATGATGGTGGCAATAGATCACCGACACCTCCATTTCCGTGGCGACCTGATCGAAATAGCTGCAGAACTTACTCATTTCAGTGGCGTTGTTTTCGTCGCCTGTGATCACCTTGTAAATCGGGTCGATGATCACCGCCGCGTAACGCTTCTGCCTGAACCTGTGTATCAGGATCGGCGCGAGCCTGTCCATCGGTACGGACTTGCCGCGCAGGTTCCAGATGGTGATATCGTCGAGGTGTTCCGGCTTGATCCCGCGCTTGTCGTAGATCTCTTTGAACCTGGCAAAGCACGAAGCCGAATCAAGCTCTAAGTTCACGTAGCAGACCTTGCCCTGCCTGCATTTCATGCCGATCCAGTCGATGCCTTCTGCGATGGAGATTGCAAGGTCGATCAGCAGGAAGCTCTTACCGGCCTTGCTGGGTCCGGCGACAAGCATCTTGTGTCCGACTCTGAGTATCCCCGGAATGAGCTCATCCTTAAGCGGCGGCATGTTGTTCCAGACTTCAGACAGCGCCGTGTCCTTCGGCAGATCATCGACCTGTGACTCTCTCCATTCGATCCATTCGTCGTATGATTTCGCGCCGATGTTCCGCTCGACAATGTATTGCCAGTTATTGCCGCGTTTGACGCCCGGAAGCCTCGAGAACCTGCTTTCGTTCTTGTCCTGTTCATCCGGCGTCAGGCCGTTCTTCCTACAGAACTCGTACAGCTCCCGGACACGTGCCTTGTACTGCTGGGCGTTCTCTGCGTCGACTCTGGTAATTGCGTGCAGGCTCTTGCCGCCGGAATGAACCAGGAACGTGACCGGCAGGTTCATCTCTCTGATCAGCGCGTACTGCTTCTCGATGCTGTCCGTGTCGGACTCGATCAGGCAGTACTTCCAGCGCGTTACGTTCGCGTTGTTTTCGCCGTTGCCATCCAGTGGATTGAACCGCACGTAAGCACCCGCGCCGTCCGTCGGCGTGCCAAGCGCGCTCTCGATGGTCCCGCTCCGGAGCTTATCGATGATATCCCCCGCCGTGCGCCTGTAAATGGTCTGCGCCGGTTTCCATCCATCATCGGTCATCCGGAAGTTCACACAGTATCCGACGAAGTCTTCGGGCCGAAACAGCGTGCTGAAATATTCCAGCATGTCGCCCTTCGGATCGTACTTATCCGGCACTTTCGGGATCTTCTCGGCGCTAACGAAGGACGGGTCGACGATGATCTCATCCAGAAGCAGGTTGTGGATGTCGTAGACGGTCTCGTCCCGCTTCGGCGCGTATCCGTAGGACGCCGCGATATAGTGGAGCGTACCGCCGGTCACATCATCGCGCCGGAATGACCGCCATTTGCGTTCGCACTCTCCGTGCTTGTACTTGGTTCCGCGGGCGGACCAGCTGTCCCATACGGTCCAGTCGGCCCCCTCCCGCTTCAGCGCCATTCCGACCTTGAGCCATTCGTCATAGCTGCAGTCCGGCGGGATCGCGTTTAAAAGGTCGTAGTCGATCACGGCTTGATCACCTCGTTGTAGTATCTGATGGCGTCTTCCGGCGTTTTATGCCATTGTCCGCATGCCAACCTCGAAGGAAACTCTTCGGTAGTGTATCCGTCGTTCACCTTTATAAGCGCAAACCATGCAGACCGCCCGCCGACAAGCTTCCTGTCTTTGCGCGGCAGAATAGCCACGAGCTCCTCGCCCCTCTGTCCGTACATCTCCAGGGCTTCATACATTTTGTTCATTCATGCAGCCTCCATCTCTTCCAGTCCACCGCTGCCAGCGCGGACAGCTTCTTGCTTGCCTGTTCAAAGCTCCAGTCGATCGGATCATACCCGAACTTCCGCAGCGTCCTGATCTGCTTAACCGTCGCCTTACCCTCTTTGGAACGCGCGATCAGCTTATCCAGCATCTTCGAGCAATAGCCCTTCGTGGAGCCTTCCGCATCGACGCCGAACTTTTCCAGGACCTCGACCTGTTTCTGCGTCGGCTCTTCAGTTTCCCATTTGAACGTGGGTTCATAGTCGGCAAGTCCGATATCATCCAGAACCGAGAACAGCTCCAGCGGATTGATCAGCTTCGACTTCTTCCGCTTCTGACGTGCCAGCGCTTCTGCAAGTGACTGCCGCCTTGCCGCTTCCGCATCCGACACCGCGCCGAACAGGTCGATTTCCTCATCGGTTGACGCCTTGACCACCGCGCCGATGTCGTCTTCATTTTCGGATACCAGCGACGCGGGCTTGCATAGATTGTGCTTGTTCGTCAGCCACAGGAAGTCCAGGATCAGCAGATTTTCTTTTCCCGGTGACAGCCTCGTCCCGCGTCCGACCATCTGGCAATACAGGCTCCTGATCTTTGTTGGTCTCAGCACTACCACGCAGTCGCATGACGGGCAGTCCCATCCCTCAGTCAGGAGCATGGCATTGCACAGCACCGCGCCCGGCCCGGCCTTGTCGAACCATTCGAGCGTCTCTTTTCTGTCCGCGCTTTCACCGTTCACTTCACGCGCACCGGGTATCATTCCGACAAGCTCCTGTGCTATACTGATAAGGGGACAGAACGCGACGGTCTTTCTTCCGGCGGCCTCGATCTGTATCGACCTTGCAATTTCGGGCAGATACGGCTCCAGGGTCTCAGCGATGGAGTCGACCTGGAAATCTCCGATGCTGACCTTGACGTCGGTCATGTCAATTTCGAGTGGGATCGTTTTCGCCATGATCGGCACAAGGTAGCCGTCTTTGACTGCCGTCTTCAGGCTGTATTCGTAGGCGATGCCGTCGAAGTACTCAGCAAGCCCGCGTTTGTCACCCCTGTCCGGCGTTGCTGTCACGCCAAGGACCTTCGCGCTCCCGAACTGTGACAGCAGCGTCTGGTATGACGGGGACAGCACGTGATGCGCTTCATCGATGATCACAGTCTGGAACGCGTCCGTATAGTCCCGTCTGCACATCGTCTGCACGGATCCGACCGTCACGTCCCTGATCTCGCACTCCGACGCCTTGATCTTGCCCGGCATTTCGCCGAACATGGACGCGTACTTATCCCGCGCCTGCTCAATCAGCTCTTCCCTGTGTGCGAGGATCAGCGTCTTGCCCGGTCTGTCGTGTGCGATGGTGTTGAATACGACCGTTTTTCCGCATCCGGTCGGAAGGACCAGCAGCTCCCGCTGCCAGTCCATCCAATGGTCGTTTATCGCCTTGACCGCTTCCTGCTGATACGGTCTTAAGTTAATCGATGAACGGGATGTCATCGCCTCCATCACCTACCTCCAGAAAATCATCCTTCTTCTTCCATGCCTCATCGTTCAGCGTAACTGCCGGTGCTTTTGATGGCGGGTAGAAGGTCTGCACGCGGTTGAATTCGTTGCCGTTGGAGCTCTCGACGATCACGATGCTGCATACACCCTCGAGGCCGTCGATCTTGTCCATGTCGATCTTGACCTTGCCCTTTTCCGGAACCATGCCGACGCATTCCACGAACTGCCTGATCGCGAACAGCGCCTTCTTCCATACGTTCAGACTGTTCCGGACCGTCACGGTCTTAGTGGCTCCGTCCTCGATGATGGGGATCTCCAGATAGCACGTGATCTGCTGGGTGTTGGGCGGCAGCTTTTCCGATGTAGCGTAGCCGACCTCGTGAGATGCGACCTTGAAGTGATAGTCTCCTTCCGGAAGGACGTAAAATGAATTGTCGTCGAGTTCCAGGTTGTTGATGTTAAATTCAGCCATTGCTTGCTTCCTTTCTTGCGCAGTCCATGCACATCACTTTCTTGAACTTGGTTTTCGTTGCTGCGGCGATCTCTTTCGCGGTCCTTCCACCGGCGGGCATGATCGCCTTCCCGCATACCTCGCAGAGCACGACTTCGTCCACGGGACGTTCCTTCGCCACCCGCACCGCGTCCACGGTCTCACCGAACGCGGAAACCTTGCGGACCTTCAGAATGATCCGCTGACCGTTCCAGTCCTCGATATAGGGTGTTCCGACCACCCTTGCGATCGTGTCGCAGTTCGTCTTGTTCAGGATCATCGGCTTGATGTCCTCGACGAAGTGGCACACGATGCATTCTTCTTTCCCGTTCTGGTTCTGGACGACCTCGTAGCTCACCTCTTTGATCGTCACGGTCTTTTCCTCACCCGGCTGGAACGCGTACGCGCCGAGGTAGTTCGGATTCGTCAGCTTCTTCCAATGCGTTTTTTCACTCATCCGCGATCAGCTCCTTATCTGCATATCCGGGCCATTCGCCCTTCGTCTTGCAATTGTGGTAAATTCCGATCAGCTCCCGGAACAGGTTCATTCCCTCCTCGATGAAGCCGCTGTCACAGAAGTACACGCGCACCGCATACGGCGCTTTCTTCTCCTGTGCCACGAATGCGAAGCGGTATTCGGTCAGCTCCGTCTGGAACAATCCTTCTGTGTACATGGCGGCCTGCAGCTTGTATCCGTACTGTCTGCAGGACCGCTCAAAATGCCCGTTCTCGCAGCTCTGCGTGGTCTTGTAGTCCACGATGTACTTCTGCCCCTTGTATTCGGTCAGACAGTCGGGACGGCACTTGCACGGCTCCCCCGTGACCGGGTCGTTCCACTGGATCGGCACTTCGTGTTCGCCGGTCTTGAGCAGCTCGGCAGCGGTCGGATTCGCCTTGATCGCCGCGTCCATCTCTTCAATCATCATGTAATCAGAAATGGAAATCGCAGACTTGCCGGTCTGTTCCATCTCCGCGATGAACTGGTTCCAGGTCGCTTTTCCGTCCTTAGTTCTCCTGTCGACTTCCGGCGCGATCGCGTAGTGCTTCCAGAAATCATCCTGTTCCAGAATGTACTTGTGTGCGGCAGTTCCGAACGCAAGCGCCGGTGTTGCCTCTTCCGGATGCTCGACCGCGTACAGATAATGCGCCGGACTCTTCCGGATCTCCCACAGTTCCGACCGCCTGACAGCAGGTAATTCGTCGTAGGTCATTTACTCCCCCTTTCAGATCTTCTTCATGATGTCCCGAATCATGCCAAGCCCGCTGTCCATGGACACGTTGACATTGATATGCGTTCCGTTCGCGAAGAGCACCATGACGTTCTCTTCCGACTGTGTGATCCGACCATAGATCAGGTTCACAATGTCCTGCCCGCCCCTGGTTGCCTTCAGCGTCTCGAGTAGCAGATCACAGATCTCCTGCTTATCCTCAACAAATGCCATTGCTTACTCCCCTTTCTGTGATTTCGCCTTGCCTTCACGTGCGAGAAAGTTCCTGATCGTCTGCCCGGTACAGCCAAAGTGTGCACCGATTTCGTCGTAGGTCTTCCCCGCGTCCCGCATCTCCATGATCTTGTCGTAGGCCAACTTGACCGCTGCCGGGCCGGTCTTCTTCGGTTCCGTCTGAGCTGGTTCATCGATGAAATATCGCTCAGCGTCAAAGAATGCCGTATTGACAAGTGACTTCGTGAACCTTGTTGCCAGCAGGATGTCCTTCCCTGCCCTGACAGCATCAGCCGCCTGATGGAATGTCAGTTCTTTCATGCTTCGTGTTCCCTCCTAACTTCGTACAGCACGCCTTCCCGGATGACCGGCAGGCGCGTTTCCTTAACTTCCCTTCTGCTTCTTTTCTTCTTCGGCTTGTCTTCTTCCAGCAGAGCTCCCACGCCCACCGTGATCAGGATCCCGACCATGACGGACATAAAATAGATCTCGATAATGTCCCACTTGGTCAGTACGATCAGGTCGACCATCGTTTGGGTGATGCTTCCGATCAGTAACGCGCCGAAAAATAATCCCCTCTTCTTCATTTGCTCCCCTTTCAAAACTCATTTCCCACTCGAAAAACTCAATTTTTACTTGAAAAACTCAATTACTTTTTCCGGCGGCAATTTAACCGCCTTGAACAGCAAACGCAGCTCCCCTGCCTTGATGCTGTCCGGGTCCTTTCGCCACCGATAAAGCGTTGTCGGCGGTATGCCGGTGACCTTAGCCAACTGCTTAACATTCAGCTGACCTGTCGGCCCGGCAAAGATGATGTCGCCCCGTCTTGCCATTCACTCACCTCCCTATTACTCACGTTTCGTGAGTGTCACTGGCAAAAAAAATAGCGTGCACAGGTACCCCGTAGTAGTCAGACAGCTTAATTTTGATGTCATCACGAGGGATTCTCTCTCCGCATTCATACATGGAGAGGGCCGCCGGACTGATACCAAGCGCCGCCGCTACCTCAACCTGCGACCTGTCGCCGCGAAGCTTCGTCAGGGTCTGCCCTATTGCTTTTCTGTCCACTTGCTCACCTCCTTTCATGCGATCTCCGCATGACTCTATACTACACGAATCGTGAGCGCCTGTCAACACGTTTTGTGAATATTACACATTGAATTTTTACACAGCGTGAATTATCATTTTATTAGAAATGGAGGATATGAAGATGGCGGAATTCAAAGATATGTTGAAGTTTTACCGCGAGGAAAGAGGGTTGTCACAGGCAGCTCTTGCTCGTGCGATCGGCGTGTCGCCCTCTACCATCAGCATGTATGAGGTCGGCAAGCGGGAGCCTGATTTTGAAACCGAAGAGATGATCGCCGATTTCTTCAATGTAAGCATCAGTAATTTGAGGGGAAAAAGCACCGAAGATACCGACACGATCAGGGTGCCGGTGCTGGGTAGTGTGGCGGCAGGTATTCCGATTGAAATGATCGAGGATATCGTAGATTGGGAAGAGCTCGACAGCAGGATCTTCTCTGCTGGATCCTATTTCGGACTCAGGATTAAAGGCGACAGCATGGCACCGCGTATTCTGGACGGGGACACAGTCATTGTCCGCCGCCAGGATGACGCGGACTCCGGAGAGGTCGTGATCGTGACCGTGAATGGAGACGAAGCGACCTGCAAAAGGATCCGCAAGCTCCGGGACGGCATCGAACTGATCCCGATCAATGCATCGTTCCCGCCTCTCTTCTTCTCTGCTGAGGAAGTAGCCGCGAAGCCCGTCCGCATCATCGGCAAGGTGGTCGAGCTCCGCGCCAAGTTTTAGGAGGTGATGACGAATGCCCACCGCCCGCAAGCTCCCGTCCGGTTCCTACCGCTGCCGGGTCTTCAGTCATTACGTGATGCGTGACGGCAAAAAGCGCCCTGTCTATGAGTCGTTCACCGCTCCGACCAAGCGCGAAGCTGAAGCTGCAGCTGCCGCGTGGGCCGTCGAGCGCAAGGCCCGGGGGCAGTCCATGACCGTCAGCGACGCCGTGGAGCGCTACATCACCGCCAAGACTGCTGTGCTCTCCCCCGCGTCAATCCGTGGATATCGTACGGCCCAGCGAACAGCCTTCGATGATATCGCATCGGAAAATATCCGCGACCTGACCTCCGAACGCGTGCAGCTCTGGATTTCGTCTCTGAGCGCCACACGTGCCCCGAAAACGGTTCGGAATATCTATGTCCTGTTGTTGTCCGCGTGCAAGATGTTCGCGCCCGGAAAGACCTTTAACGTGTCTCTGCCGGTAAAAGCCAAATTGCAGTACAACCTCCCCGCGGATGCAGACGTGCAGAAACTCATCAAGTCCACCGAGGGGACGGAACTGTGGATTGCGCTGATGCTCGCATACTATTACGGCCTCAGGCGCGGCGAAATATGCGCGCTAACCAGTGATGACCTGAATGGTAACCTGCTGACCATCAGCAAAGATGTCGTTGCCGATGAGAATAACGTGTGGGTAATTAAGGATACACCGAAGACCGCCGACTCATACCGCGTCCTGAAGCTCTCAGAGCCCGTTTTGGGCGTTCTGAAGGCCGTGGACGGTAATTTCATCACCTGCACACCAAATGCCCTTCTTGCGCGTTTTAGGCGGGCTATAGCGAAGGCAGGAATACCGCCGTTCAACTTCCACTTATTGCGGCACTGCTACGCAACCAGAGCCGCCACGCTCGGAATCGCAGATATCTACGTGGCGAAGATGGGCGGCTGGAAACCCGGCAGTCCAGTACTTAAAAGTGTGTATCAGAACGCCATGCAGGACGAACTGTTGCGGCAGATGGACAAGATGAACAGCGCTATTCCTTGAGCCTTGGCGTGACATATATCGTGTCATATAGATTACCATTTGTGGTATTTTTCTACCATTCGTGGTATTTTCTTTGTCAAAAGTGGTAACGCGGAATCCCGCATAATTACAATAAAAAACGGGGACTCCCAGAAATACTGAGAATCCCCTTGAAATGGAGTAGACGGGCTTTTAACCCGTTCGGATGCCTTATTTACTGGGCGCCGCGGGCGGTCGTGTCATATATCGTGGCATATTCGGCCTGTCTACTCTGTTTTTATGATCGCGTTGATGCCCGCCGCCTTGAGCTGGGCAACCCTCTTTTCGGCGTTCGTCCGTACCGAATACGCACCGGCCTGAACGCGGTACTGGGTGCCGACATTCTTAATGAACGCATCAGGAACAACACTTTTAACGCGTTGCAACGCCTTGTCCGCGTTGGCCTTGACCTTGTAGAGCCCGGCCTGCACGATATAGGTCGTCTTCTTGGTCGGCTCTGCCTTCTTCACGGGATACCGCAAACAGAACCTCCACCCGAAGTCGAACCAGTTCGTGACCGCAATTTCGCCGCCCTGATCGCCGGGCTTCCCGTTAGCCGCACCGCCGGTGGCCTCACCGCGCGCACCGACAAGCTGCAATTTGCTGTTTGCGACCATCTCCACGTGCTTACCCGGGTTGAGCACCACATCGCCCGGAATCATGCCTTTGCCGGTCTTGAGGTTGACCTTGTCGGTCACATCCTCGAACCCAGCCGCAAGGAACTGTTTCCGCATGGTAGCCGTGTACGCATCCGCCGGAATGGAGGTCAGACCCGCTGCCCGGTACGCCGCCGCCACGAAGCTGCTGCAGGCGTAGTCCGGATTGCCGGTGCGCTTGCCCTTGCTGTTGTTGTACCCGTGGGTATCGTCAGCGGCAGTCTTGAGCGCCCACTGTACGGCTTTTTCGGGTATCGTCATTTCCTTCTCCTTGGTCGGTTGCGGGTCATACTTGGTCAGGTCGTTCTCTCGGATCAGCTTCGTGACCTTGGTGATGTAGCTCGGATCTGTCGCATACCCGCCCTTGCTGATGGCGGTAATGACCTGTTCCGGGTCGGTCATGCCGACAATAACCCTGTACTTATACCCGGCTCCGTTCTTCACGTTCCGCAGGAACTGCTCATAGTCTTCGATGCAGGTTCTGTAGTCCGGGTACGCACGGAAACTATCATTAATATAGATGGTTTTCCCGTTGACCACTTCCGGCGTGACCTTGACGAAGCTCTCACCGTTCCAGGTTGAGAAGGTCGACCACGTGGAGTTGATGAGATCGGACTTCATGCCGAGCAGATTATTCCGTTCCACCAACTCCACCGCGTCCGAACCCAACCCGTACCCGGTCTCGAGACAGCACTGCGCGATGACCACGGACGGCAATATCTGCAGGTCAGGCCACAGCTCCACGCATATCTTACTGACCTTCTCGATGAAGTCGGCCTTGCTCTTCGGTATTCCGTGCGGCGCTGGGTTCTCGATCGGAACCGTGCCGGTGATAAGCTGCTTAAACCCTGCCCACGTGATTTTGCCAGTATCATACACAAACGGGTTCGGGCAAATCTTGCCGTTCACGTCGTAGTGCCGGATGACATGGTGAATATCGATATCGAGCTCCTGCATCAGCTGACGGACAAGCAAAGCTGCAGATGCGACCGTGGCGTCCTCAAAGTACCAGTCACGGTCTGTGGCGTTCATGGTTTTCGTGGAGCGCTTCCTGACGCACAGCTCAATCCCGATGCTGTTCTGGTTGGTACAGATGCCGAAGAACTTATGTCCGCCCGTGCCCTGAAGCCCGCCGCCGCAATGCCAACTATAATAATTATAGTAGTCATTCGCTTGCCAGATATCGCCGCCGTGCCCCACGAAGAAGTCTGCGCTTGCTCCGACATAGGTTGAGCCGTAATATTCGGCGTTGGCTTTTGCGTCACCCAGCGCGCCCACGTAATGGATGACGATATACTTGATGTCGGACTTGTTCCGCTTCAGCAGGGTGTGGTTGACGTGGATGAAGCTCTTATTAATCTTCAGTGACATCAGTGTCACCGCCCTTCTTGTCCCACGCGGATTTGAGCGCCACCACGATCGCGCCGACAAGCGTATCAATGCCGGTCAGCGTGGCAACGATCTGTTCGGAATACGGAATGTTCCAGATGTTGGCGACCGATGCGAGAAATGCCAGAACAGGGGTCAGAATAAGTGCAATCAGTTTCAAGGTATCATAGGTCTTATTGCTCATCGTCCATCGTCTCCCCTTTCTAAGTTTTTTACACGTTCTTCTAAGCTGATGAGCCGCTCCCCATAGTTGTTGTGACTTCTCACCTCACGGGTCAGCTCCTCCAGCTTGGTGTCCGTCACGGCTTGAGCAAGCTCCAACTTGTGGGTCAGGTCCCGCATCTGGGCGCGGCTATTGATAACGCATACGGCAATCGCCACGATGCCGGAAATTAATGATGCAAGGATAGTCTCCATTTAGACCACCTCACTCCACCCGTACACCGACGGCTCCCACACGTTAGCGTCGACATCGGATACCCAGTGCTTATCGTTATGGCTCACCTTATCACCCTTGCTATACGCATCGGATGCACCAACAGGCTGAACCCATTCGGGCCACTCTTCCAGAGACACCACCGTCCACAGGGCGGGAGTTTTGTCAGGTGTCCAGTCTACCTGTGAGGTGTGCGCCTGTACGCATCTGTAGAGGATGCCCTCATGGCGGATACGCTCGTCCACGGTGTAGGCGGTGCCGGACTTCCATGCCGGGTACAGCTCGACAGCCTCAAGGGCATCCTCATCGGACAGGGATACAGCGGCTTTTTCGATGTAGGCGCGGAGCTTCTTGGCTAATGCGATAGTTATCATTCCGCATCACCTCCCAACAGGATATCGAGGATTTCCTCGGCATCAGGCTCCACGGGCGGGTCTTCGACCACCGTCCAGTCCTGCACGACCTCATTGTCAGTCTCGGTATAGGTCGGTTCAAGGTGGTAGCCCTCTTCCACCTCGGGCATCGGCTCCACGCGCAGAGGCTTGTAGCCAAGCGGCAGGAGCATCTCGCCCGTGGGATTGTAAGTGATGGTGTCACCATCGGTTATTTTCTTAGGCGCGTAGATGAGCCGCCCGTCTGTGAGTTTAACGTAGTAGGTCATGGTTTTCTCCTTCTGTGCGCTATGCTATGCGGTCGGTCGGTCGGTCGGTCGGTCGGTCGGTCAAGGATGTGCTGATTTTGTTAATCATGTCAAGTCCCTCCAACAAAACCATGTATAAGTTACACCGGCAAGAAAACCATAACTACCCATGCGGTTTACCGTGAACCTTCCGTCCGCGTATGTGCCGATGGATGTCTGATTAAGTCCGGCTGTGTTTGAGCCGACTGCGTTATTTAAGTACCGCGTAATCATTCCTGTTGCAAAGCTATCGTCGCGGTTTACGTAAATCAAGAATGTCTTCCACGGGTTGGTCTGCTCTAAGTCATATGGGTTTGTGATGACCAGAACGTGCGAAGGCTCAAAATCAACATCAAAGGAAAAGCTGGCAACGGTGTCTGACGGAGTATATGTCCCGCTTGCAAACTGAACGCCGCCGGAACCACCGCTCACCGCTCCCATCAGTGCCCGTCTGTCACTCATGCGCTCACCTCCCAACTCACCGCCAATCCGTAACCCTCATAGACATTGACTTCATAGACCTTGTTGGCTTCCACGCTGAAATCATCCGGCATGGTGATGCCCGTCATAGTCAGCGTGGTCGCGGTCGCGCCAGATGTAAAACGGAAAGCAAACGGCCCGCCCGTGGTCGGACAGGTGATAGTTAAACTTGCCATCTCAGGCCACACGTAGAACGTGTTAGCCGCAAGTGTCTGCGCCGTATCCGATGCGGTCTTGCTGACCACCGTGGTCTGTTCCTCCAGTCCCGTCACCGCTCCGCTGTTCCCGTTCACACTCGACACGTATGTCGTATCATCAGGCAACGCCCCCACCTCTGCCGCCGTGTAGCTCGGCTTGGTGCTTGCCTTGGCCCACGCGGGCACGGTCGGGTCGGACTCCGTGATGGGATGCTCGTCCATGTACGCTTCGACTGCCGCCGCGATATCCTCAGGGTCGACCGAGCCGCCGGAGTGCTCATCAATATAATCAATCAGCGCGTCGTACCACGCCTGAAGAGCTGCGGGGATGATGACATCGCCACTCAGACTTGCCTTGACGTTCGTGGCGAACATCGTGCTCTTGCTTAAGCCTTCCGTCCCGAACGTGTACCGAAATTCACAATATCCGATACCCGCATAGACCGTATCCGTTTCGGACACCGTCCACGTCATGGTCGTGCCGGTGGTTTCGGCTATCAGATACGGTGCAGGGTCTTTCGCCCGCTGATGGTAGAGCGTCGCCGTGCCCGTCCCGTACTTCTCCCGCAGAGCACTCAGATCAAACACGATTTCCCGCGCCTGCTTTTCGCCCTGCCGACCGAGGTAGATTTCGGGCTGGACGGCGTCGTCCGTGACTGTGATGTTAACTGTGACCATGGTTTTTGTCCTCCATAGTGCTTGAACGTTCTTCGAGTTCCTCAACCTTAGTGCTCAGTTCTTGAACGGCTTTCGTCAGGTAGCTGATAAGAACCAGGTTGTTGATGCTCTTATATATCGGATTGCCTTCCTTGTCAGTCCCGCCACCGACCACAAGGGACGGGTCGAGCTGTTCGAGTTCGTCGGCAATCACGCCGATGTTCTGATGCTGACGCGTCCACTTCCAGTCGAAGGCATGGAGCTTAATGCGGTTGATGAATTCCAGCGCGTTGACGTCCGTGTCTGTCACGTTATCCTTCAGGCGGATGTCCGAGGAACTGACCGCGATGGTCTTCGTCTCGAACGAGCCGCTGTTCCACTCCGCATTGATGGCAAGCGTGTTCGCGCCCGTACCGCCGAGCCACTGCACGCCTTGGTCGGTCACGTTTGAGGAGCCGACGGGGATGCGCTGGGTGGTCACTGTCTCGTCAGCGCCGCAGCAGTAGAACTGGTGGGGGACGCGGACCGCGTAGCTGGAATCGGAATAGACGATGAAGTTGGCATTGATCGGATCGTAGACCCCGGCGTTGCCCGCTGCCGAAGCTGTCAGCCTGCAGGACCTGCCGCTGTCATCGTTTCCGACATCAACCGAGCTGCCCGCGATGGATGACCAGTTGTTGCCGTACCTCACTGTGAGGTCGCCGCCGGTCAGCGTTGCGAAATGCGTGTTTGATACCCTGCTGGTGATGCCGATGCCGCCGATCTTCGTCTCGTAGTTGGCGAACATCGACCTGCTGTCCGTGAAGACCAGCTCCGAGCCGGACAGCTGCCCAGTCATGGTGCCGTTGGTGATCTTCAGCGTGTTGTCAATCTCCACGTTCTTGGCATACAGCTTGCCGTCGTTCCTGACATAGAAGTTCAGCGTGGAGTCGCTCCAGACCCCGCCGCTGGCGACCTGCCGGACGTAGAAGGCAGCGTTCGTGGAGTCCGTGGTCTCGCCACGAATGCCTACCTCATATTCCGTTGCGCCGTCAGAGCAGTGACTGAAGAGTGATGTGGCAAAGCGGTGACCGCCCTGTGCAGAGGTCTTGTTCTGGCACCCGGTGTCATTCTTGCTGGTAACAAATCCGCCGAGCTCTCCGTGCGTGATCAGCACGTAGCCGTCGAGGTTTATCTTCTCCGCCTGGATCAGAACTTCCCCCGCTGACTGGTTGATGATTGAGACCAGCTGGTCGCCGTCGCTCACGATGGTCGAGATGTTGTCCGCGGTGCGCTGGATTTCGGTGTACTGGCCCTGAAGGCCTGTGACCCTTGTCCGCATATCGACCATTTCCTCGGCGACTTCCTGAGCCGCGCTGTCATCCGTGGGCGGGTTGGTGTCGTTGCCGACTATCCATGCCTTGCCGTCCGCGACGCGGATCCTGACCTCGTCGCCAGCCTTCGCGCCGATCGAGAGCGCCACGGGTGTATTCGGAATGTCCGAACCATCGAACTGCACGTAAGCAGTCCCACCTTCCACGCGGGTAACCCTGCCCGTGTAGTCTGACCCGCTCTTTTCCTTCTTCGCGAGCATCTCAAACAGCTCGCGTACTGCATCGGTCACTTCATCACCTCCTCAGAAACCTTTGCGCCGTAACCAAGCTGCACCTTCTGACTGTTGACCGTGAATACATCGTCGATACCGTGTCCCGGCAGATGCAGGCGCACCTTGTCGCCGACGGTAACCTCCGGGCGGTAGCGCCTTGTATAGCTTATCTTCCGCGCCGGGCCCTGAAGCTCCTTCAGCCTTCTCTCGGCGTAAGACTGAAGCGTCTCATCATCTCCGATGGATGAAGCACTCTCCGACGCCCAAATCTCACCCGTCCCGCCGCGCATGGCCTGCCGCGATACGGTCGACAGCTGACTTTCCGGGTCATCGTCCCGGACTTCCACGCACTCCTTGCCGCTGGTCACTCGCAGGCAGTTCGGCGCGCTGTACCAGTCTGCCGTATCCGTGATGTTGACCTCCACGCAGTCGTTCTCGTTGTCGTCAAACTGGGCGGCCTCTTCCTCGGCGCGGGGAACCAGGCTTACCACCCCGCTGCCGTCAATACGGATACGCCATCCGATGGAGTCGAGCACGCGCTGGGCCATAGACAAATAGGTGTCTTTGTCTTCTGAGATGATAGCCTCGGTCAGTGCCGGCGAAGTGCCGTACAGAATAGGCGCGGGCCCGAGACCCAGCAGCTCGGCAGCGGCGGCAGCTCCCTGGACACCAGCAGCCACGAAGAAGCCTCTGGGCGTCAGGATATCGTCCACCGGCTTGAGCACCGAATAGCACGCCACCTTGTACGTGACCTTATTTCCCTGCAGTGACCTCTGCGGAGCTGAAGCAAGGCCCGTAAACAGCGGCACGCGTTCGCCGCTCTCGCCCTGCCGCGCCCTCAGGTACACCCGCAGGATGCATTCCCCTGGAGACTCCGGAAGGGTCAGGTCTGCGGACTCCATCAGGCCGGTGCCGCTTTTCGAGATGCTCCCACCTATTAAAAGGAAAGACCCGGTATCCTGAAAAGATATCGGGTCAACCTGTCTGAGTTCATATGTTGCTGTGAAACCTGCATTCCAATCCATTACTTATTCCTCTGGATGAATCGCGTTCCATTCCGCAAGCGTCATGCCTTCCGGCTCCTGCGGGTCGATTGCCTTGATGGTCAGGCTGTAGGAAACCTTCTTGTCCGAATACTTGGCGTCCTCGGCAATCTGGATATCACAGGCGAAGGAGCTTCCGTCCGGCGTTCTGATGTGGGCCGGGCCGGCGTATGAAGCAAGATCTCGCATGGCGGTATATTCGGCATCATCCATGTTCTTCACGATAACCGTCTTTGCGGTCATGTCACGAAGCACCGCCGGGTTCCAGTCGCCCTGAACCGAGCCACCCAGGTAAGAAGTCCTCTGGAAGTCCTTGCTCCACCTGTGGGACAGCTCGAGGTTATACGGAAGCCTAATCTGCATCCCGTCCGCATCAATGATCATTGACAGGTCGTCAAGGAAGTCGCCGTCATCCTCTCCGACATCGACCCACGACAGCGTGTTATCTGTAGTAATGTAGTCGCCGTACTTGCTCTTTTCCACGATTCGATGCCCGCCGTACTTGCCCAGCGCCGGGTACGGGTCAACATACGTTACACCAAACTGGCAATCCCTAAGGATTAGTTCCGGCTGGTCGGCAGACAATCTGTAGACATCGAAGGTATCTGTCGTGTTCTCGTCATCGTTCGTCACCGTAATCAGCGCGATATCCGCGAAGGTGTCGACATTAACCGCCACCTTTGGCATGGTCGGCTGAGTATCCCACGCAATGGTGAAGTCCGTGCTGGCGGTCGCGACCTGACCGAGGTCATCGGATACCGTGGCGATGATGGTGTATCCCGCGCCGTCATCGAGTGCGCCGACAAGGTCTTCAAGTGTTACGGTGAAACTGACCGTAGCCGCGCCGCCCTCATGGTAGGCGCTCTGTGTCCAGATGGTTTCGCCCTCGAATCCGTCCAGAACGCTGTCATCGGGTCTGTCGATATGGTAGTCCCATGCACGCACAATGCTGACCGAGTATCTGCCGGGCGCGTTATCCGTTGACAGGCTCAGCTGAAGCGTTCCGTCAAGAGAACTGAGCACGCCATCAGTCAGGAACGTGCCGCCGATGGCCACCGTGGGCGCGGCAGGAACGTAGACCGCAACAGGAGCAGACCATTCGGATTCCCGCCCGGAAGCTGCACATACCCGCACCGCCAGATAGTATGTAGTGCCGACCGTAGCGCCCGCGAAGCTGACAGACACGTTCTGTTCGGCTCCCGCGTGTGCAATCGGGTCGCCGTAGGTCACTTCGTCATCTGCGACCGTGGCAAAGCAGACCTGCGCGGAATCCTGCGGGCTCTCATCGTCATTCACGTAATTCCAAGAAGCAGAGATGACCCCGCCGGGCAGGCAGAAGCCGCGATTAAGCACTAATGTCGGCGTCTCCGGCGTGGTCGCAAGGTCAATGGTCGCCGAATCCGACCAATCGGAAACCACTTCTTCATTGTCCTGCAATCCACGGTATCTCAGTCGGAAATACCACAGTTTGCCGACGTCGATGTCCTGAATAATCCATCTGGTCAGGCCGGCCCGCTCCATGTTGTAGATGGTCGGCTGCTTATTGCTCTCCCATGCGTACTGATTGTCGGAATATGAGATATCAAGCGACGTCGCCATGCTCCACTTCCACGCGAAGCCGACTGACACCGCATCATTGCCCAGCTGTTCGAGGGTAGGCGCGTCAGGCTCTACCACGTTCGCATCGGAGTCTGTCGCGACATCCGACGTCATGATGGCGTTGACCGTCAGTCCGCTGTTCGTGCCGACAAATTCGTAGACGCCGATGCAGGACGAAGTCGCACCGATCAGGCCGGAAACCACGATGGTGCCGCTGGTAGTTGCGTTGCCGAGCACCGCCAGCGGGATATTCACATCAGGCTTCGCCGGGTCGCGCCAGAACAGCAGGTGACGCGCCACCGCGCACCGCGTGTTGACCGTGATGGTGTAGGCCACAAGACCGGTCTCGAAGTTGACGGTCGCTGAGATCGCGGGTTTGGCGAGCTTGGAAGTGATGACGCGCTTGACGGTGGAATACTGGTTCCGTTCGTCGTGCGTGGCGCGGATCCTAATCCACATGCACTCGTCCGTGCTGGCGGTTATGTCGCTGACGTATGCCGTGACGGTATCCTTCTTGCCGGACGGGTCGACGGTGATAGCATCCGTCCACGAACCGCCGGCGGGCGGGTTGCAAGCGTACGCGTCCGGGATGCCGATCATGTACTGAACTGTTTCTTCATCAACCGGCCTGAGCAGTGTGCTCTCGGTTGTCCATGTTGCCGTGATGGTGGTATCATTCTTGCTCGGCACGCGCTTGCCGCTTGCTGACTTAAGCGCCGGTGTGATAGGTGTGCTGTAGGCATGTCTGGCGTACTTCCAGTCGGTCGTGCCGCCGTTGCCCTTTGCTCTCACGCGCACCCACCGCACAACGCCAGTTGCTGAGATGTCCTCGGTCTGTTCCGTGTAGGTCAGGTTTCTGCTGACATCTGCCGTCCCGGACTGCTGGCCGATAGCAGACCAACCACTCTTCGGCGGGTTCGTGTTGTTCTTCGACGTGCACGTTTGCCACTGTACATACAGCGCAACCTTCTTGCCCTTGGTGTCCGCGTCGTACTCAATGTGAAAGACGCCCTCATTCGGACTGGACATCGAGTAGGAGATTCTGGGCGATGACGGCTTAGCCGCCACCCACCCGTCAATCTTTTCTGCCCATTTGGACATTTCCGGCGTCGTGGTCTTCTTGTCCTTGGTGAACGCCGACCGTTTGCCGCGCACCCGGAAAGATATCCGTTTCGCGTTCGCCAGTCCGATGTTCAACTTCACGGAAGTCTGCTTCGGCGTGATAGCCACGTTGTGCCACTTGTCCTTCGGATACTTCTTATATTCAAATTTCTGACCGGCGCCGTGGTCATTATCTCTAATGTTCCAAGAGAATGTGAACTCGTTGCCGCTTCGTGTGATTTTCAGGCCCGTCGGCTTTTTGGTTACATATGCCATCCTTAAGACCTCTTCAACTGCTGCTGCAGCTCACGCGCCAGCTCATCCGCATAAGTCACCGGATCAGTAGCGCCGTTGATTTCGATGTAGTTATTGATGACAGCTCCGGAGCCGCTGTTGGCGAATTCCGTATCCAGTCTTCTCCAGAACTGATCCAGAGGCAGGGCCGCCTCAGCGCCCGCTTCGCCGACACCGATGACGGTAGGCTGTTTGAAAATACCGCCCTGTGCGTACCAGCGGGTACCCACGGAAAATTCAGGATAGCTGACCGTGGTCTTTCCGTCCGAACTGCTGGCGCTTCTCATGCTGACCGAGATGGTCGGCAGGGAGCCGTGCGGAGTAGGCACCGACCAGCTGAAGTTCATCGCAGACTGCCATGCGGCTATGGCGTTGTAGATCGATGAGGAAGCGGAAATAAGCGATGTAGTGCTTATCGACGGAAGCGAAAGGGAGAGGCCGCTGATTTTGGTCGCCCAGCCGTCCGCTACAGTTCCGACATAATCGTTCGCCGTGTCGATGGATGAGGTGTCCACATCCGACACGACCAGATTACACTGAGCAAGCGCCGCCTCCATCTCAGCGGTGGAACCTTCGACCGCCTGAACGGTTTCGTCGTCTTTACCGCCGCCGAACAGACCTTTGACCCAGTCCCACGCGCTCTTGGCGGCGTTCTTCAGACCTTCAAAGGCACCGGATGCAAGCTCACCGAAATCAGGCCATTCAATTTCGATTTCGCCGAAAATACCCTTGACGCCATCCCAAATACTGGAAGCGGTGGTCGAAAGCGTATCCCACGCCTTTGTGCTTATTGACGCCACGGAAGGGCCGACGGTTTCAAAGATTGACTTCGCGCCATCCCAAACGCTTTGCGCCGTACTGCTCAGGCTATCCCATGCGTCCGTGACGACCTTTTTAACTTTAGGCCCAGCACCCGTGAAGATTGCCTTCGCGCCGCTCCATACGGTTCTGGCGGTGCTCTTCAGGGTGTCCCACGCAGTGGTGACCACAGATGCCGCCGCAGGGCCGACCGTTTCAAAGATTGCCTTCGCCGCGTTCCAATAGGTTTCCGCGACGCCCGTCAGGGTATCCCATGCGGACGTGGCAATTTCGGATACGCTGACCTCACCCGTGAACACGCCGACCACATCATCGAAGAAGCCGGTCGCAGTGTCGACGATACTGCCCCACGCATCCGTGATAATGCCGACAACGCTGATTGCAGTCTCAAATGTCGTAGTTACTGTCGCCCAAAGGCCGTCTGCAATGCCGGTAATAGCGTTCCATGCTTCACTATCAATCGCTTCCGTACTAATACCGCCGGTGAAGATGGCAACAACGCTGTTCCAGAGGTCTTGTGCCCAGCCGGTGATTGCATCCCATGCGCTGGTCAGGATATCCACAACAGATATCTGCCCGGTGAATATGCCGGTGACCGTAGTCCACAAGCTTTCTGCGGTGGTGGTTATCGCATTCCATGCATCACTAAGAATCGGCACCGTCTCAAGCGCTTCTCCGAAGACCGTCTTGACGGATTCCCAAATAGATCCGGCGCCGTCAATCAGTCCGTTCCACGCGCTGACCAGAGTGTCCACGCAGAACTGGCCCACCGCCGCCCAGTCGATATTCTGCACGGCGTCCCATGCGGACTCGAACAGCGTGCCGAGCCCGGACATGAAGGTTGGTATGCCCTCGACCAGTCCGGTGACCAGACCAGCAATCAGTTCGCCCGCCATCGGGATTAACTGCGGGATAAGCTCCGCAAGGTATCCGGGAATTTGTGCAAGCAGGCCCGGAAGCTGCTGAAGCATGTTGCTGACCATCGGCAGGAGGTTCCCGATCAGGAACGTCTCAGCCGAGCTGACCATCTGCCGGAATGCCGTATCGACGCCGTCACCCAGTGTCAGCGCCGCAAGGAAGTTCGTTGCCGCCGCCTGCATCGAGCTGAATGAGCCAGAGAACGTGGTAGCGCCTTCCTCTGCCGCCACGCCGGTCAGGCCGAGCTCGCCCTGGATAACGTGGATTGCGTCGTAGACGTCGCCGAGATTGTCGATATTGTATTCCACACCGGATATTTTCTGAGCATCGGCAAGCAGGCGCTCCATTTCGGATTTCGTGCCGCCATACATTTACATTCACGCATGGTCGCTAATCATGCGCCGTCCTCGAAGGACTGCTGTATGTCACCATACAGATTAGACTATCTCTTGAATCGGTTTCCCGAAACCCCTGCACTTCCACCCGCTTGGGTGTACTCTACTCCATTCAAAAAGGACGCCTTGCGACGCCCTCTTTGTGTTTCGATAGTCGTTACACGTTCGTAAGTGTTACCCGTTTGCCTTTGTCGTACTCAAACAGAAATCCGCGCGTCCGTCCGCGCCTCCCTATCGTTCCGCTCTTCAACATCATCGAGATATTGCCGGGTGTCACTCCGAAGAAGTCGGCAACATCCGAAATCCGATTGAAGTAGCGAGCCGAATCAGGTGGCAACCAACTGTCATGCCCGCCGCCGCGCTTCTTCCTGACTTCAGGAAAGTGCGTGACCTTTATCCGTTCACTTCTGACGCCCACCGTTCCGAACCTTGAATTGTTTTCCGCGTATGACGCCCATCTTAGATTACTCAGGCTGTTGTTAAGCCTGTTCCCGTCGATGTGGTCGATACACGGTTTGTTCTCTGGGTTCGGGATGAAAGCCTCAGCAAGCAACCTGTGGACGGTTACCTTCATCGACTTGTTATGCGAATACAAGTCAACTGTTCTGTATCCGTTCGCTGGATTGATGAACGGGCTCTTAATTCTGCCGGTCGAGTCATTCCTGACTTCACCGTCTTCGTTAATGGAGTAATTTCTGTTTCGTTCGATTTTGACCCACGTCATGGTATCACCTCCGCTTAACACGTGCTTGTTAACTTAAGGTTATTATAGCACTATCGGAGGTTGATGTCCAGTAACTTACGCTTCGCACGGTATTGACTTATGCCGCAAGCATAAGCGTTTCACCGTTTTCACAGGGTTTATACTCGGCTAAACTGGCATGTCCACCGAGTTTCAAATTGTCTAACATATTAAACTGACCTTTTGCAAAGCCAGCATATGCATTTTGGATGCTCTCTATCGGCGTGCCCATCTTGGCGGCATTGTCGGTCATATCTCCGATTGCCGTATTTGCCGCCTGCATCGCCTTTTCGGTATCGCCGCCGAATGCAGCCTTTAGGGCCGCACCCATGCCGACCGCCGTCTCGGCGTAATCGTTCGCCGAAAGACCCATCTGATAAGCCTGCTGGGCGTACTGCTTCATTGCATCAGCGGAATCACCGTAGATGGTATCCAGACCGCCGAAAGACTGCTGAAGGTCAGCGCCCGCGCTCAGGCTTGTCTTGACGAAGTCACCGATAGCAGCTGCAGCCACGACCTTTTTCAAGGTGCCGACCAGACCACTGCCTGTCTTTTCGCCTGCCTGCTTGCCTGCCTTTTCAGCACCCAGACCCTCTTGGATTTTTTCCTGTGCGCCCTTCATCGTGGGCACGATAGTCACTGTTGCGGTTGCAACCTCAAACGCCATTACTTAGTCACCTGCCTCTGGCGTATCCACGCCCGCATTTCCTCGACGGAACCGAGCGGTTTCTTCCCTATTTTCCTGATATTCCCATTCTTTACCCACGGACGTTTGTACGGCTTAGGCTGTCTTTGTTGCTTATGACTGAGCAGTGTTCTCAGCAATGTATTCGCAATCGACAGCTGGTCGTAGATGTCCGCGAGAATTACATTCGTCTTCAAAGTGATTGACCACTCGGACAGCTCCGGATGCAGTTCGCGGTACAACGCGCTTTCCGGCGTGGTATACGACAAAAAAGACTTGAGGGCATCCCATGATAGAGACGCCCCCACGTCATCCAAAGTGTATCCTGTTCCGAGCAGGTCACGTTCGACCGCCCCGCGGTGTTCGCCGATGAACTCAGCGAGGCCAATCATTCCCCCAGGTCAGAATCCGTACCGCCTGCGGATGCCGTCCGCCACGCATCAGTCAGCGCCTTGAACTCGTCCATGGTCAGGCTTTCCAGAACCTTCGCCGGGATGTACTTTGCAAAAAAGTCAAACCCGTCTTCGTCGCCTTTGCTCATTGCCCTCATCTCTTTGATCGACAACGAGCCCGAAAGCGGGACGCTGTAGGTCTTTTCGCCGATATTGACCTTCAAGACCTTCGTGGTATCACTCTTGCCTTTTAAAGTGATCTCAGCCATTCGTTAATCCTCCGTTACGCGGTCTGACCGTCATCTTTCATGATCGTCCACTTGTCAGCGGAAATCGTCGGGTTCCACGTGATCGCGCTGTCCGGCTGGAATGCGACCTCGGCAAGCTCCGTAATGAAGCCCTTGGTCGTTCCGATCATGATCATGTCGTCATCGTCTTTGATCAGGAACAGGTACGCCTCCGCATCGGGCATGCCGGACGCAGTGAAGTCCACGCTGATCAGTTTGCCGTGATCCTGGGTCGCCGCGGTCACGGTCACGTTGCTCGCGCCGAAGACGGTCTTGAAGGACTCTTCCGTGGTGGCGATGACCGGTACGGATACCGTGCCGCTATCCTCGGACGGAAGCGTTCTCTGGGTCTGCTTCGCCCAGTCTTTCAGCTTCTCAAAACTCCAGTTGCTGTTGAAGGTGATGCCGTCCTGAGCGACAGCACCGACCTCTACCCAAGCCTGCGCAAGCGTATCGCCCGGGAAAGTCGGGAGAGCCGTGCCGGCGGGGGCATGATAAAACATACCAGTGACACCAGTTTCGGCATAGTTACCAATGCCAAGGTTGACATCATGTGTAGCCATAAGTTAGACCTCCATATGGTTCTTGTGCGCGATGACCTCGAGGGTCGCCGTACACATGGCAAGATCCGGTCTGACTGGGTCAGCGCCCCAGGAACCGGAAGAATTAACATTTACTACCCGCAGGGCGGTCGACTGAAGCGCCGCCACCTCCTGCAGGATGCCGACCGCCTTCCGCAGCGTTTCATCTGCTTCGGCTTCGGTATCGGCGCGGGAATCGAGGGACACGCGGAAGTTATCGATGGTGTCCGTCTCCGTCCCGCCGACCTTAGTTACCAGAATGCACGGCTTCTCAAAGTTTTCCGGCAGCGGGCGGCAGTATGTCGTGATAAACGGGTTGAGCGCCTTTCGGATCTCATCCTCGATATCGATTGAGATTGGAATTATCATCAGATCGCCCTCTCCAGAACTTTGTTTTCCGCGCACTGTTTAACTGCTTCTTGGTCATCCGCTTTCACGTACCATGCGACACGCTTGTTGCTGAATCGAACAACATATTCCTGATGCATAGAGTACGCGCCGCCGGCAGATGCCGCGGACGCCATAATGCGCGCCGCTTCCTGCTGACAGATGGAACTCGCACCCTCGCAGGTCAGGATGCCCTCAAAGCCGTCATGATTCCACTTGATGCTCATCCTGACCACCTCCGAAGATTGACCTGCACGTTTGATGCCCGGCCCGTAGCGGATACCCACACCCTCGGCGTGCCGTCCACCGTATAGGTCAGGCCCTCAAAAATGACTCGGTCGCCTTCGCGTACATCAGTTCCCGGCGGCAGGTAGGCTGTGGCTCCGTCATAGATGCCCTGCACTCTGCCGTCCTGCGTCAGGCTGGTGGACGCCGGCTGGACTGAGCACATGCTGACCTGCGTGGTTGTTACATTGTCCCAATCCGGGATATCCGACCCGCGGGAAGCTTTCACGCCGGGATGAATGATAGTGACCGTCTGAGATGCCCATGATGGTAATGCCATTTAGAACACCCCCTGAAGCCGGTACGGCGCAAGCACTTCCTTGTTGTCATCCGGCAGTGCCGTGGCGCGGGAATTATTAATCCATGCCGCGTTATATGTGATGGACACGCCGCCGGCGGTCTCGTTGGTCACACCGTAGGAGCTCACCAGAGAGTGAGTCACACGGTGCGCCACCAGTTCCGCGATGCCGCCCATCAGCTCATCGGGAAGTCCTGCCGTGTAATTCACAGCAAGGACAAGGCGCCGGTCAAGAATATGCGGCACTTCGTACACCCTCAGGATGCCGTTTGTCTTGAAGCTGAAATCATAGGCAGTGCCGCCGAGCGTAACCGATTCGACCTCCGACAGATACTTCGTCGGAAGCTGAACCAGCAGGTCGCGCCCCGTGTGCTCCACGATTTCGTCCTGCATGTTGATTTCCACCGAGCATTCCGCGGACGGATACAGATGCCATCCGACATAATCACGGATGCCGGCAGACGCCGCCTCGAGTTCCTTCGGGATTCTTGCGTCACCCGTAAACTTTCCTGCCGTGAGTTCCTCAAACGTGTCCGGCGTAATCAGCGGCGGCATTCCATCGGATTCGATGTCATAGCCCCAAAGTGTCTTCACTTTGTGCTCACCGCCTTCCGCGCCTTGTTCGCGGCGGGTTTCACAGCTTTCTTCGGCGGCTCAACCGCCTTTTCCTTCTTCGGCTCTACAGGTACCGCCCCGGCAGGTGCTTCGTCCTCCTCGAACTGGAACTGCAGACCGTTGTACAGGTAATCCTTCAGCATTGGTTTTCACCGCCTTCCAAAAGGGAGAGCCGTTAAGCCCTCCCCGTGTGATGGTTGAGTTCCGATCAGGACGCCTTAGTGAGCTTCTTGAAGCCGGCAGGTCTGCGGACAGCAAGCGCCAGTCTTTCCTCGGCGCGGATGGTCATCAGGTTCTTCACGAAGTCATCTTCGTTGGTGTTGACGGCCTCGACGCTCACGCCGCCGTTCGCAACGACAGAACCGCAGGTTTTGAACGCGCCGACAACAACAGTGCCGGAAGTAACAGCCGTGCTCACGCATACCGGGATGCCCCAGATGTTCGGGATATCCTGTGCGCCGAAGTAACCGCCGCCATAGTACGTGCCGTTGTTGTACTTGCCGGTACGAAGGATGTACCAGTCGGCAGGATTGATCAGGATGCCGTCAGCCGCAAAGCCGGAGCCGGACTGTACGTCCATAGCCGCCTGCATGATAGCGTCCGCAATATCGGTAGCGGTGCCGGTAGCCGCATAGGTGCCGGTCTGAATGCCGGTGGTAGCCAGCAGATCGGTGACCAGCTTGCCCTGCTCCACAAGACCGAGCTCATACAGCAATCTGCCGTTGATCGCGGAAGCCAGGAACGGGTAGTCGTTGATATACTCATCAGACTCTTTGATGTGGCAAGCCACCTTTGCAAGGCTGACGGTCTTCGGCGTCGGATCTGCAAAGTGAACCTGCGGCTTCTCAGCGCCTTCAGCCGTAACAGCGGGAGCGCCCTGAATAGCACCCTCAACCAGATAGACCAGCGTGGAGCCGGAGATCTGCTCAGCGGCGAACAGGTCACGGACTACCAGCGGAGTGCGGGCGGCGGTGACAACATTGGTATCGAATGTGGTGGCGTAATCAACAGCGCCAGCCGGGGACGTCTGCGGATCGGTAGCGGCCTTGAACGCCGGAGCGGAAACATCAAAGCGCTTTCCGGGCGTCGCGGCTTTTACGGTGTTCACAAAATGTTCGCCAAGGTTGGCGGCTTTCTTCATCTCGTTCATGTCGTTGTTCTCCTCTTTGGTACCGATCACGGTCAGCAGGGAGGCCTTCTTCTCGGCCTGTGCGACCTCGGCGGTCATGGTTTCAATCTCGGCGGCAAGCTTCTCGCCCTCGGCGATCGCGGCGGCGTCATCCGCTTCGATCTGCTCCTTCAGGGCGACCAGCTCGGCCTTCTTGCTTTCGAGTGTTTCTTTCAGAGTCATTGGTGACCTCCTAAATAAGCTTGTTGATGGTTTCAAGCAGTCTTGCCTTTACCGGGTTGCTCTCCGTCAGCTCCTCTGCCGGTACGGCATTGGCTTCCGGTTCGTCCTCCCCGTCTTCGGGTTCGTCTGCACCTAAAACGCCCTGTAAGAGCGAAATGGCCTGTCTGATAGCGTCCTCATCGGACTTGCTGTTGCGTCTGCCGGACTTCACATCCGTCACAACAGCGTTCTGGTTCGCCGGGATCGGAACGATGCTCACCTCATAGAGATTGAGCTTCCGCAGCTCATTAGCCTTGGTTCCGTCTTCCAGCGTGACCTCTTCGGCATCGAGCACATCGTAAGCGAAGGAGAACTGATACACGCATCCGCTCTGTACAATTGCGCGCTTCTCCTGGGCCAGCGGGGTATCAAAAAAGCTCGCTGTCATCAGCGGGCCCTTCTCGGTGTCTTCAATGCTGTCAACTTTTCCGATGATCTGGTCGAGGTCGTGGTTCCAGCACAGAGGGAACGGGTGACC